GGGGAGGGGTGGCCAGTGAGCACCATCACCGCCATCGCCGACGCGGTTGCCGCGCACATCAACGCGGGGACGTACTCGCGGCCCGTCACCGCCGAGCGGCTCTACCAGCCCGCGTTCACGCTGGAGGCCCTCAAGGACCTGCGCGTGTCCGTCGTGCCGCGCACCACGGGGATTTCGGCGGCCAGCCGTGAAAGCAGCGTGTACGAGTGCGTCATTGACGTGGGCGTGCAGAAGAAGCTCCCGCCAGAGGGCGAGCAGACCGAGATCGACGCGCTGCTCACACTCGTCGAGGAGATTGCCGACCACATTCGGCTCAGGCGTCTTCCGGAGGCGCCCGATGCGGCGTGGGCCGGGATCGCCCACGACCCCGTCGTATCGGGGGAATCGCTCGAGCAGCACCGTGTGTTCACCAGCGTGCTGAGCGTCACTTACCGGGTGCGGAGGTAGACCGTGCGGAACATCGTCCTGCTCAAAGTGGAACTGTCCGAGGAGCCCAAGCCGCTCTCGGAGACGCGGCTGGTCGCGACCTTTGCGCTCGTGGCAGCGGAGAAGAACACGCAGGACGCGATCCTGACGGACGGGAAGGGCGCGGAGATCGATCTGCCCGCGGGCATGCAGTTCCGCTTCGAGCGCGTCGACCTGTCGGAACTGCTGGTGCGGAGCAAGGCGGGCGAGTTCGTGTTCGTAGTGGGGCACACGTCCGGGTGACGCGGTTCAAGGAGATCGACTATGGCCATCAAGCTCGGGATGGAAGCCAAGCTGCTCTTCAAGACCGGCGGCCAGGCCGGCGGCGGGGCTTGGACGGCGCTCGGCAACACGCGGGACGTGACGCTGAACCTCGAGGCGGGCGAGGCCGACGTGACCACCCGCGCCAACAACGGCTGGCGGGCCACGGTCGCCACGCTCAAGGAGGCGAGCGTCGAGTTCGAGATGGTCTGGGACACTGCCGACGCGGGGTTCACCGCCATCAAGAACGCTTTCTTCCAGAACGACCCGATCGGCCTGCAGGTGCTCGACGCCACCGGTGGCCAGGGACTGCAGGCGGACTTCTCCATCACCAACTTCTCGCGGAACGAGGCGCTGGAGGAGGCGATCACGGTCTCGGTGACCGCGAAGGTGACGTACTCGGCGACAGCCCCGTCCTGGATCGGCGTCTGATCCCGGGCCCACTGCAACAGGTATGCAACAGGTTTTCAACCGCCGTGCAACAGGCACGGCAGCCCAAACCCCTCATCGGAGGCACGGATGCGGACGTTCACGGACAACGCGGGTCGGCAGTGGCAGGTCGAGATCAACGTCGCGGCGCTCAAGCGCGTGCGGGCCTTCGTGGGGGTGGACCTCATGCAGGCCATCGAGGGAGGGGGCGGCGGGACGGGGGGGTCGGCGGGGCTTATCGAGAAGCTCGTCCGCGACCCGGTCCTCCTGTGCGACGTGGTCTTCGCCCTGTGCAAGCCCGAGGCGGACGCCAGGTCCGTCACTGACGAGGAGTTCGGGCGTGCGATGGCCGGCGACGCCATCGAGCACGCCACGGCCGCGGTGCTGGAGGAGCTCGTGGGTTTCTGCCCGAGCCCGAGGGACCGGGCCAACCTCGGGCGGGTGCTCAAGGCCACGCGAGAGGTGATGGACAAGGCCCGGGACCTGGCAAGCCGGCGGATCGACCGCCTGATCGAGAGCGGGCAACTGGATCGCCTGGCGGAGACGGCGCTCGCCGACGAGCCGCCACCGCCGCCGATGCCTCGCGGCTTGTCTGGCACTGCGCCGGAGCCGTCGGGGTCGATCCCGGGCCCCTGACGCTCCGCGAGCTGGTGGACATGCTCGAAGGCCGGCAGCGCCACGCATGGTCGGTCGCGTCGTCGTGCCTGTCGGTTCTGGCCAACCTGCAGCGCGATCCCAAGCGGACCCGCCCCTTCAAGCCCAGCGACTTCGACCCGTTCGCTCAACGCAAGGCCCCGATCAAGGCCGACGTGTCGGTACTCAAGGACGTGTTCATCGACGGCAGGCTTCCCAGTCTGCCCCAGGAGGCTCAGACATGACGACCCGCCATTACGTCTACATCGCCGCCCTGCTCCTGCTTGCTCTCGCGCTGGCCTCGTGCGCGGGGCTGGACCTGGGCGACATCATCAAGGTACGGACCCCCAACGCAGTCCAGCAGACCACTGGCCTGAGTTCGACGCTCAGCCTCAACGAAGCCGAGACCGAGTACCAGAACTGGTTCAACCAGACCCAGATCACCGGCGCGCAGTGGAAGGCGAACATCCAGCGGGCCGGCGAGGTGCGCGGGCTGCTCGGGCAGCTGACGCTCTCGGCGCTCGACACCGTCGGCCCAACCGTCGCTGGCGTGCCCGTGCTCGGGCCGGCGCTGCCGGCCCTCACCGGTATCGTCGGGCTGTTCATCGGCAGCGCCCGTCTCCGCAAGGAGAAGGAGGCGTCGTTCAACAAGGGCCTGGAAACGGGCCGCGACATGACTGCCGAGACTTGAAGCCCACGCTCCCAGAGGAGGTGATTCATGCAGATTGTCCCCGGGCGCTTTATCCGCGTCCCCAACCGTCCGCCCTACCAGCACCCCGCCGCCAGCCCGGACTACTTCGCCACCCGCAGCGAGGTGATCTGCGGCGGCCGGCGGGCAAACCTCGACCTGCTGTTCACGCCCACGGAGCTGCGCCGGGCAGCGCACCGGGCGCAGAAGAACCGCGAGGACATCCCGCCGGCGCGTCGGAGCTCGCTCCTGGCCCTCATCCAGCGCCTGCTCGGCAGCGGGAGTGGCTGATGATCACCATGCGGATCAAGGACGTGTTCTTCGACCGCCACGTCGTCATGCGGGCGATGGACTCGGCCAAGCGGAAGGTCCTCAGCAAGGCCGGCGCGTTCATCCGCACGGCGGCCAAGACGAGCATCCGCAAGCGCAAGGGGACCGCCCCGCCGGGCAGGCCGCCGCACTCGCACGAGGGGAGCCTGCGGAAACTCATCCTCTTCGGCTACGACCGGTCGAGCGATTCGGTCGTCGTCGGGCCCGTCGGGTTCAAGAGGGGCACCGCGCCGCGGGCGCTCGAGCACGGCGGCGAAACCGTCGTGCGCAGCCGCAAGCGGGGCCGCCTGGTATCGCGGAAGGTGAAGATCGCGGCGCGGCCGTTCATGGCCCCGGCGCTGGAGAAGGAGCGGCCGAAGCTTCCGCTCCTGTGGCGGAACTCCATCCGCAGGGGAGGCTGAGCGGTGGCGGACACGCGAGGCATCCGGGCCGGGCGGGCCTTCGTGGAGCTCGGTGTGAGCGACAAGCTCAGCGCCGGGCTCCGCCGCGCTCAGAAGCGGCTGGAGGCCTTCGGCCAGGGGCTGCGCAGCGCCGGTATACGTCTGGCGGGGATCGGAACGGCGGCCGTAACGGCGCTGCTGGGGAGCGTGAAGGTCTTCAGCAACATGGGCGACGCCCTCGACAAGATGAGCCTGCGGACCGGGGTGAGCGTCGAGTCGCTGAGCGAACTCGGCTTTGCCGCCGAGCAGTCGGGCGCGGACCTGGAGACGCTGGAGAACGGCCTGAAGTTCATGCAGCGGTCGCTCGTGGACGCGGCCAAGGGATCGGCGACGGCGCAGCAGGCCCTATCTCTGCTCGGCCTGTCGGTCGCGGACCTGTCGGGCCTGTCGCCGGAAAAGCATTTCAAGCTGCTGGCCGATCGCCTGTCCAAGATCCCCGACCCGGCGCTCCGAACGGCCTTGGCGATGGAGATCTTCGGCAGGGCGGGCACGAAGCTGCTGCCCCTGCTCTCTACGGGCGCGGCGGGGATCGAGGAGCTCCAGGCACAGGCCCGCAGTCTCGGCCTGACGGTGAGCACGCAGACGGCCAAGGACGCGGCGGAACTCAACGACACGCTCAACATTCTCTGGCGCGTGGTCAAGCAGGGCGTCTTCGCCATCGGCGGGGCGCTCGCGCCCACGATCAAGGACCTCTCGCAGCGGATCACGCGCATCATCGTCAACGCCACCGACTGGATCAAGCGGAGCAAGGACCTGGTCGTGTGGGCGCTGAAGGTCGCGGCGGGCGTGGTGGTCGTCGGCGCGGCGCTCATCGGCCTGGGCGTGGCGATCTCGGGCATCGGGGCCGCGCTGGGTGTCCTGGCGAGCGTGGTTGCGGGCATCGGCACCGCCTTCGGTCTTATCGGCGCGGCACTCGGGGCCCTGCTCAGTCCGATCGGTCTGGCCGTCGCCGCCGTCATCGGCCTAGGCGCATCGCTCCTGGTCACCAGCGGCGCTGGCGGGGCCGCCCTCGAATGGCTCGGGGATCAGTTCATGCGCCTGCGCGACTGGGCCACCAAGGTCATCGGCGGCATCTCCGACGCCCTGGCCGCCGGCGATATCGCCCTCGCGGCGGAGATCCTCTGGCTCAGCCTCAAGGTCGCCTGGCAGCAGGGCGTTGCGGCGCTCAACAAGGCGTGGCTGGAGGCCAAGCAGTTCTTCGTGAGCACGGCCCACTCCATGTGGTACGGCGCGCTCGCCGCCGCCGAGGTCGGCTTCCACGCCATCGAGGTCGCCTGGATCGAAACAACGGCGTTCCTCTCCAAGACCTGGACCAACTTCACGACCGGCTTCCAGATGATCTGGGAGCAGGCCTCGTCATGGGTCGCCAAGCGGATGCTGGAGATCCGGGGCCTGTTCGACTCCGGGCTCGACGTGGACGCCGCCAAGAAGGCCGTGGACCAGCAGCTCGAGTCGCGGCTCGTGGAACTGGAGGACGCGGCCCAGCGAGACGTGGCCGCGCGGGAGCGCCGCCGCGCCGCCGAGCGCGACCAGGCGGCCGCCATCCATGAGGCGACGCTCGCGGCCATCGGGCAGGACTTCGAGAACGCCCAGGACGCCCTCCGCAAGGACACGGAGGCGGGCCTGGCCGAGTCGCGTGCCGCTCTCGACGCGGCGAAGGAGCGTCTGGCGGCCGCGATCGAAGAGGCGCGGCGGAAGCGCGAAGCGGCCGACGCCGAGCGCGGCCCCGGTCGCTCGCCGCGCGACCTGATGGCCGAGTTCGAGGACCGCATCTCGGGCCTCGGCGACCTGCTCGCCCAGGGGATCAGCGTGCGGGGCACGTTCAACGCCCGGGCCGCGCAGGGTCTGGCCGCGGACTCGGGGGTCGCCGAGCGCACCGCCCGGGCCACCGAGCAGACCGCCAAGCACACCAAGCGCCTGGCCGACGCCGCTCAGACCGGCGGCCTGACGTTCGGATAAGGAGAAACTCGCGTGCCGATTACGGTGACGGAGAAGTTCGAGAGCCGCAAGTCCACCAAGGGCGACAGCCCTTCGGCGGAGCTGGCCTTCACGGTTCGCGGCACGGCCGACGACCTGGCCGCCCGTGCCGCCGCGGAGGGGGCCAGCCCGGCCACCTACGACACACTGCCCCGGCAGTCGGTCTCCGTCGAGCCGGTCGGGCAGGACCTGTGGGAGGCGGTGGTGCGCTACGGCCGAAGCTCTGGGGGATCGCTGCCCGCGCCGGGCGAGAGCGTGTTCTCCTTCGACACCGGCGGCGGCACGCAGCACATCACCCAGAGCAAACAGACCGTCTCCAGCCATGCGGCGCCCGGGACCACCGCGCCCGACTTCAAGGGCGCGATCGGCGTCACCGCCGACGGCGTCGAAGGCGTGAACATCACCGTGCCGGTGTACCAGTTCTCGGAGACCCACTACTTCCCCAACTCGGCGGTCTCGCAGGCGTACAAGGGCACGCTCTTCAACCTCACTGGGAAGGTCAACGCCGGCGGGTTCCGCGGCTTTGCGCAGGGGGAGGTTCTTTTCCTGGGAGCCAGCGGCTCGCGCCGGGGCTCGAACCCCGACGACGACTGGGAGATCTCGTTCCGCTTCGCGGCGAGCCCCAACGCCACCAATCTCTCCGTCGGGCCGATCGGCGGGATCGCCAAGAAGGGATGGGAGTACCTGTGGGCGCGCTACGCCGACCAGGAAGACCCTGCCTCGCACGCCATCGTGAAGCGGCCGGTCGCGGCGTATGTCGAGCGCGTGTACGACGAGGGTGACTTCGGCGGCCTGGGAATCTGATCCTCACCAATGGGCGACGCCTTCCGCAAAGTCCGGCCCGGCCAGTCCCTCCGCATCCCCGCGGCGGCCTACAACGCGTTCATCGACGCCGCGGCCGACCTGCGCCGGCGCGAGCGCGACCGGGGAGGCGGTCCGCTGGCCGAGAGTCTCCCGCGCGGCGTGGTGTTGGCGCGGAACGACTCTGATGAACCCGTCGAGCCTTACCACGCGCTGGCCATCACCGGCGTGCTCGTCGAGCCGGGCGAGGACGACCAGGAGCGGACGTTCCAGAGCCGCACGCCCCTGACGGCGGATGTCGCCGGTGAGGACGCCAACCCGCTCGCGCTGATCGTGGCCCTCCAACCGATCGCGCCCGATGCGCTGGGACCCTGCGTGCTCACGGGCGTGACGCCGGCGCGCGTCATGATGAATGACGAGGCCGACACCACCTGCGAGCTGGCCGAGGGCGAGACGATCCTGACCAGCACGCCCCTGGGCGGCGTGCCCATCCTCTGGAAAGAGCCCGGGACGGGCGAGAAGTGGGCGGTGATCGAGCTGGGCCGCCCGTCGGTGGCGAGAGTCACGGCGATTCTGGGCGCGGCGCAGCCCATCCCGACGGAACGCAACCGCTGGCGCTATCCGTGGCGGGAGGCGCGGATCGACGGCGATCCCGGCAGCGAGACCTACCTGCGCTACGTCCCCGTTCCTGAAGGTCTGTCCTCCCAGACCCCCGGTGGCGGCGACGACCCGATGCGGATGGCGATCAACCGCTTCGAGGCCCACCACATGAACGACTCGGAGCCGGGCTCCGGCTTCGGCGGACTGCTGGGCCTCGGACCCGTGTGCGAACTGCCGGGCGTACTTCCAAAGTGCCCGCCAGCCCGCTCGCTGCGGCCGCGTCTGGTGCCGGTCCCCGAGGGAGTGTGCGTGCAGCTCACCTGCGAACGCGATTCCAAGGGCAAGCCGGTCTGGGTCTTCGAGGCCATGAGTCTGATCGAGATCGCCGACCCGGCCGACGAGGACCGCAAGTTCAACATCTACGTCGAGGGGGGCGCATGAGCGCGGCTTCGCCGAGCCAACCGGGCCTCGACGCTCGCCGCGAGCACGAGCGGAAGAAATACGTCGCGCTCGCCGCCGCCCCCGGGTCGCGCTACGGCGCAACGAATCACGGTGCGGCTGCGATGCCGCTCGTTCAGCGCTTCAAGCCCCGCCTCGTCGTGGACTTCGGGTGCGGGCGGAACGACTTCATCGGCGCGCTGCGGCGGCTGAACATAGATGGGCTCGGCATCGACTTCGCGTTCCCCGAGGCGGACGTCCCGCGGCCCATGCACAAGACCGGTTTGCTCGATGGCGTGGCCGACGTGGTGACCAGCTTTGACGCACTGGAGCACCTCCTACCGGAGGATGTGGACGCCGTGCTCGCAGAGATGCGGCGCGTCGCCCGACCTGGGGGCCACTTCATCTTCTCGATCTGCACACGCCCGAGCCGGGTCACAGTCGGCGGCGAGGGTCTGCACCCGACGGTGCAGCCGCTGGGCTGGTGGCTGGAGCGCATCGGCCGCTTCGGCACCGTTACCGCCGCCAAGGGGGAAGGTCGGTACATCGTGGGGCGAATCGCGGCCAAGGAGGGTTGCGGCTGTGCGTGAGAACCAGTCGGACATCGCGGCGTTGCAGGCGGGACTCAAGGCGCGCAAGCCCGCGCGGGATGGCCTGCGCCTCTACACCGCCGATTTCGATTCGGTATCCCTGTCGGGCTTTTTTCGCGGGCGGTCTGCGTTCCTGATCCTGTCCGGGCCGTCCCTGAACCTGCTCGATCTGACGCAGCTCAACCGCCGCGGCATCGTCACGATGGGCGTCAACAACTCCTGGACTGTCCATCGGCCCACGCTCTGGACCTGCGTGGACGACCCGGGCCGGTTCATCGACACCGGCTGGAAGGACCCGGGCATCCTGAAGTTCGTCCCCGTCTGCCACTGGGACCGGCGCCTGCGCATCCAGAATCCCGACGGGACCATGTGCAACAGTGCGTTCCGGGTGCGACAGATGCCGGGCGTCCTGTTCTTCCGCCGCGCCGACCACTTCGACCACGAGCGCTTCCTGACGGGAGATTCCATCCCCTGGGGCAACGACGGGAAGCGGCCTGACTCGCTGGGGATCGTCGGGAAGCGCAGCGTGATGCTCGTGGCGCTCCGGCTGCTGCACCACCTCGGCTTCGGCACGGTCTACCTGCTCGGGTGCGACTTCAAGATGGCCGAGGATCGCAGGTACGCCTTCGCCGAGCATCGCGCTCCCAACGCCATCCGCCATAACAACGTCCTGTACGACTCCCTGGCCCGCCGCTTTGAGGCCCTGCGGCCGCACTTTGACAAGCACCGCTTCCGCGTCGTCAACTGCTCTCCGGCGAGCGAGCTGCGGGCATTCGAGTGCATGGACTTCGACGCGGCCGTGAAGGCGGCATCCGCCGAGTGCGGCAAGCCGGTGAGTTCCAAGGGCTGGTACGAACCGAACCCGAAGGTCGCCGCGCCCCAGGAGGCCGCCCCATGAGCGACGGCCCCACCCGCTACTACTTATACATCCCCGTCTGGGCCACCGGCCGCCCGCCCCAAGGCGGTGGCCAGAGCAACTACTCCACCGGGCCGGGCACCGACGGGACGCACACGCCCTCGTCGTCCATGCCGGCGTCGGGATCGCACCCGGCGAGTTACTCGACGACCGGGGACGTGGTATACACGACCGGCCCGGGCGGTACGCCAACGCTCACCTTCGTCACCACGAACGATTCCCGGTTCCATCACACTTCTCGCAGCAGCGCCCCATCGAGCGCCCCGAGTTCAGCTTCGAGCGCAGGTTCCACGGAGTCGATGACCTCGGGCGCCAGTTCGTCGGGGATGCAGTCGAGCGCGCAGTCCAGCGCCTCGTCGCGGAGTTCATCCCGCAGCGGCTCATCATCGAGCGGCTCCGGCGGCAGCTCCTCGATGGCCTCGAGCGGAAGTTCCGGCATGAGCTCGGGCGGATCGTCCGGCCATTCCTCGGGCGGTTCATCAGGGGGATCGTCCGGCGGTTCGTCGGGCGGCGGATCATCCGGAGGGGGCTCATCCGGGGGCGGCGGGTCTTCTGGCGGCGGGAGCGGTCCCGGCCGTTCCGGCCCGGGCGGCACGGGCCCGGGAGGGACGGGACCTGGCGGCACCGGCCCTGGCGGGAGCGGACCAGGCAGCAACTGCCTCCTCTTCGGCACGCTGGTGCGGCTGGCCGACGGCCGCCTCACGCCGATTGAGAACCTGCGGCCCGGCGACCTCGTCGCCTCCGTCCAGGTGTCCGGTCTGGAGGTCGATGTCCCATACCGCGCCCAATACAACTGGCTCTCGCATCACGGCCTACACGGCGCCGGCCACGTCACGGCGCGCGTCGCCAGCATCCGCCTGGGCGAGCACCACGGGTTCATCGTCATCAACCGTCGGCTCAAGGCGACGCCCGAGCACCCGATCCTGATCCGCCGCGGCGACGAGTGGGGTTTTGCCTCCGCCGAGTTCATCCAGCCCGGCGACTTCCTCATCGACGAGCGGATGGACGAGGAGGAGGTCATGTCAGTCGTCCGGATCGACGCGCCCACCCGCACCGTTGCCATCCACGTCCCCGGTACCAATACCCTGCTGGCGGAGGGTGTGTGGGTTCACAACGACATGCCTGCAACGGCGCACAGCGGATCAGGTTCGGCAAGCGGCTCCGGCTCCGGCTCGGGATCAGGTTCTGGCAGCGGCTCGGGTTCAGGTTCCGGCTCCGGCAGCGGTTCCTCCAGCAGCGGCTCGTCCTCGGGCAGCAAGTCCAGCGGGTCGTCGTCCTTCTCCTCGTCCGGGAGCGGGTCGGGCAGCGGCAGCGGCTCGGGCAGTTCATCCGGCGGCGGCTCGGGGTCGGTCGTAGAGGGGTGAATCACTGTGAATGACCCTGTCCGGGGCCGCGAGGCCCTGTTTCGCTTACACTCCAGCCCGATCCGGAGCGATGACGCCGCCATGCCTCCCCTCGCCCACATCCAGGAGCCACTGAAGGCGCTCAACGCCATCTGCCCCTACTACACGATGTTCCCGTTGGACTTTCCGTTGCGAGTGCTCCGCGGGCGAGCACAGAAGGGGGACTGGGTGGTCGACCCGTTTTGCGGACGCGGCACGACAAACTTCGCGGCGCGCCTGCTTGGTCTGCCTTCGTTCGGAGTGGACAGCAGTCCCGTCGCCGTGGCGCTGACGCAGGCGAAACTTGCGGATGCCAGGGTGGCGGACGTAATCCGAGTGGCCAAGGGCATCCTCGAAGCCATGCCTCAGCGGGTCGGCGTGCCGCAAGGGGAGTTTTGGGAACGAGCCTATGAGCCTGCGGTCCTCCGTCAGGTCTGCTGGCTCAGGAAGGAACTCCTACGGGACTGTTCGAGCGACTCGCGGCTGCTCCTTCGCGCCATTCTCCTGGGGGCGCTCCACGGCCCTCGCACGAAGTCTGCAGCGTCGCACCTCTCAAACCAATGCCCGCGAACTTTCGCGCCCAAGCCCGACTACGCGGTTCGGTTTTGGCGAAAGCGCCGCATGAAACCGCCAGCAGTCGATGTCATTGAGGTGGTCCGGGCTCGCGCGCGCAGGTATCTCTCCGAACGGCCCAAGCACACGCCGGCGCAGGTGGTGCTGGGTGACAGCCGCACCACGGGGATGTTCGGCAAGCGGAAGTTCAGATGGGCCATCACCTCGCCCCCGTACTACGGGATGCGGACGTACATCCCAGATCAGTGGCTCCGCAACTGGTTCGTTGGGGGGCCGTCGAGGGTGACGTACCGCCCACCCGAGAGAGAGCTCGATCATGGCTCCGCCGATGGGTTCGCGGACGACCTGCGGAAGGTCTGGAATGGCCTCGCGATGCACGCTGCCGACGACGCCAAACTGGTGATCCGGTTTGGCGGCATCGCCGACCGCGACGTGGACCCTATGGAGTTGCTGAAAGCCTCCCTGAGAGATTCCGGTTGGCGACTCACAACCGTGGTCTCGGCCGGCGACGCCAACGCCGGCCGCCGCCAGGCCACGCAGTTTGTGCATGGCGGTCCGGCCCCGAGAGAGGAGCACGATTTTTACGCCGTACCGGCATAG